CCTTTCTGCAGCCCAGTTCCTAGAGTGCCCCCTATAACTGCCCCAGTTCCCGCACCCTCTAATCTTTCACCTTCTTTTGCCATACCTGCGCCAGCGATGGCTCCTTCGGTTGCCCCTACAACACCAGCTGTTCCTAGAGGTCCTAGTCTTCGCGCTCCTATGCTAGCGAGTCGGGCAAGATTACTGCTCGCTGCAGCTGTTGAAGCACCGCCCGTAAAAGGAGTCGCCACCAACGCTGCTGCGGTGGGTATCAATCCTCCTACTATTTCTCCTGCAAGTGAAGCGTAAGGACTGTCTTCGGAGTAAGCTTCGTTACCTGCTCTTATTTCCGCCACTGCTTCTTCGTAAGTGCTCTCGCCTAATTTAGATCTAACCCATGCTTCAGCTTCGTCGCCCCAACCTAATAATAAACCTTGGCCTATAACATTACGAGCTAAATCTACGGGTCCTCCGGTTTCAACCGCTCCACCCTCAGCTGCTTTCCATTTCACCTTGTTTGCCCAATAAGCTGCAGACGACTTACCTTTAGCGATATTTTTCGCGTGGCGGTCTTTAAAAGCTTTCCGCTGTTTAGGGTTCTGGTTGGTCTTCGCTCCTTGCTCTCCGAACCTGATCATCTTATCTTTGCCATCCACTTTTGTCTTTACGACATGGGAGCTGCTAGGATGGCTAGGTGTTCTGCGCGGCGTGTCTAGTTCCAAAGAATCTTTTAATGATTGACCACCCGTAGAAAAACCTTTTACTATTCTATGTAAATCTAAATCTATTTCACCCGTAATAGGATTTATTATCATGTCTTTTTTCGCCATATTAACTCCTATACCGCATAAGGGTTTACATTTTCTACTAGCCTGAGCTGAGGTTCGTCCATATCTCTAGCTTGAGGTAAATCAAAGAAACCATCATTTTTTAAATAAATTATCGCTTGTGTGAATGTATCTACGTAATCGTCATGTGCTCCCACTGGGAATTTAGAGAGCTCTTTTATAAATGGCTGTGCCCATGAAACAGCGTGTCCTGGAGTTTTCTTAGACTCTGGTATCCACACTAAACCTAATTCAAGAGTAGGAGCTGCTTGATGAGCACGGCTCACCTTGTCGGCATTTCCTGGGTTATACGGTATGGCGGGAACCTTAGCAAGACGTAAGTCTTGCAAAAGAGATTGGCCACTCGCCTTCGCCTCGACGAGAATCCGGTCGGGACGTTTTTTCCTACTGAACGGAGAATCCTTACTCATACCGCCATACTCAGTTCCCCACTGTTTTATCGCTTTCGCTCTAAGGTCAGGGTATGCTAAGTGTTCATCCCATGCATCTATTAACATGACATGGCGTGCTCCGTCATGGGTGAATACAGCCCACACTGTGCATGCAGTGGGGTCACCTGTTGACTTTTCTGTAAACGCACAGTCATAACTCTGCAAGATGTACTCGAACGGTGGCAGACCTGTGTTGTGTGGCCAAAGTTCAAAATACTGAGTCTTTAATATACCACCCTCCGATGGAGTGGGCTCCTGTTGTAACTGACCAGCTGAACCATAAGCACCCAATAATTTTTTCAAATCAGCTATTTCATCTTCTCCGAACCTATCGGGACATATCAGTTCGCCTTTTTTCTGTCTTGGATCATATGGACCCACACTGGTTTTTCTCCTAACACCATCCCATTCTGCGGGTATCATTAGGTGCTCCCACCCTCCAATGTCCTCTATTATATGACCACTTATGTCTCTCTCGTGCAAACGCTGCATAATAGTGACCATGACATCAGCCTTGGGATCATTCAAACGAGTAGACCAAACAACGTCAAACCATTCAAGAGCTGATTCACGGATAGCATCTGATTGAGCTTCCTGCGCAGAATGCGGGTCGTCAAGTAATAACCTTGAACCACCCTCACCTGTCGCAGTACCGCCTACCGATGTTGCTAGGCGATATCCTGTTTTATCATTCTCATATCTCTGTTTAGCGTTTTGGTCTCCGGCAAGCCTAAACATGTGACCCCACCTATCCTGATACCAAGGGGACTGTATCAGCCGCCTAGCTTTTAGGTTGTCACGAATGCTTAGGTTGCCGGAGTAACTGGCGCACAAAAACTTTTGAGCTGGATCTGTTAGCCATTCCCACATAGGCCACATGACGGAAACGATCGTAGATTTGGAATGGCGTGGTGGTATGTTGATCAGCAGCTTCCTCAGATCCCCTCCAGAACACGCTTCAAGGTGCTCACAGATTTGCTCTATGTGCCAGCCACCAATGAAGGGCACTCCAGGCTCCACGACATGCCAAGACTGCCTAACGAACTCGTAGAGAGATGCCGCAGCATTGCGTCTTTCTTTCTCCTCCTTCAGGAGGTCCAGCATAACAGCTGGGGAAGTAGTGGAAGAAGAGGCAGACATCTGATTCATTGAGAGTCCTCAATCTTCTTCATCATTTTAGTCATGCTTTCAATTTCATCGTCGCTCAGGGATTTCAAGTCTACTGCCGCTAACTGTATCGGACCTCCGTCCTGCCCTGTGTGCTCAGTGTGCAGCTTGTCCCCGTACACCTTGGGCAGCATCTTACTAAGCATCCACTTACGGCTATCAATGCGCAGTCGGTTGCGCTGAATAGCTTCACTTGACAGCGGAACCTTTACTCGTCTTTGCAGCCTCATCCCGTCTCCGTCAACGACAGGGACGCCAGCTTCGTCAACTACATCCTCTTCAACTATTGTGTAGTTTTCATCACTGATTGAAAGTATTTCATCAGCTATCATTCTGTATCCAGCTTCACGCGCGAGCGCGTACTGCTCGGCTAAGGCTGGCTCAGTAGAGATCCAGTCCAGAATCTGGCTAGAAGTCGGAGCCTCGGGAACCATGCCACAAGCAGCAGTCAGACTCATACCGTCTTGAAGCAGAGGGAGAAGAGCACTCATGATAGCCTGACGGTCATGCTTCCTAGCTCCAGGACGTATCTTAACGACCTTAGGTTCTTTCTTCTTATCGTCTTCAGACATTAAAGACTCCCCCACTTCTAGTTTGCAACTCACTATACTTCCATTCATTCAAAAAGTAAACAGGAAAGTAATCGTTCGTTCTATTAGAGAGTGCAACCGAACGAACGATCAACCTGAGAACCGTCTGACCGACTACGGAGAGAGGCAGAAATGCCCTCTCCTCCGTCCCTCGAGCGGTAATCGTTCGGTCGGCACGATGGTTTGAACGATTACCCGAACGATCAATCACTTTACACCGCATATTTACCTCTTTCAACTGACTCTTCCACACCCAAATCAACCTGTAAATAGTGGTTAGCTCTACCGACAGGTTTATCAAGCATCACCTTCTGAACTCTACCTGAGCTGATCAAATTATCAATGGCTCGCTCCTTACGTTCCTGACTAGCTTTAACCCCACCATCAGCCATGCTCTTACGCTCGTAGTAGCTACGACTCTTACCAGGATCACACTTGATAAGAGTGGCGAGGTCATCGCAAATTCGCTCCCACTGTTCCGACTCTTTGGCGTCTTTAATCTCTTCTTTAAGTTGTGCACGTTCGCCAGCTTGGAGCACCCGAGCCACTGAGTGCATGAACCAGATGTCTGCATCGTATCCTAGGACGTTTTTGTGTTCTTCTTTGTTCGTGACCACATCGAACGTAAGCTCTGGAAAGGTCGTAGGAAAACGAACCTTAGTAGCCTTAAGAATCCGAGGCGAGTGATTGTCATCCCCATCCTTAAATACGGTATATACGCCATGGGCGTCTCCCGTCCAAGCAGACGCTCCTCTAGGAGAGAGATAGTCAGACTCACCCGATCCCAGAACTTTTGCGGTGTGGCTGACGATGATAACCGGAAAACCCAAGAAAGACTGTTTGATATACGCCATTGCACGCCCGACCTGAGCATTGTCATTTTCGTTTTCAAGATCAAATACTGCGTTTGCAGTGTCAAACACAACGAGTGGTAGAGCGTCATAAGTTTCGCTATTAGCTTTTTCATTTGGCACCGTCCATTTTCTATATTGTTCCGCTACTTGCGCAACTATTTTAGGGTCTAACCTCTGCGCTTGAATAACCTTAACCCTCTGCTCGAAGTCTTCAGGTCGCATCCCAGTCATACCCCAATTACACAGAGAGTATATCACCCTCTGCACCTGTACTACAGATTCAGTTATAATTATTACATTACGCCTGACGAGCGGTCTCAGTTCAAACTCAACAGGGCAGAGATGAGCAGTGGCCAGAGCCATAGGTATTATTAAAGTAGTCTTACCTACTCCAGGAGCACCAGCTACCACGTTAACACCCGTAGACATGAAGTCATCAAAGATATACTCAAAGACTGTAACTTCATGTGCACCGGAATGTGATGAGGCTTCTAAAGCTAACGGATGATCCCCTTCAAGTATTACCTCAGCTTCCTTGCTGTACTTTCCTACCCAGCCATTGTCAATAGCCATCTTGAATATACTGCGGTAAGTGATTGAATGAGGATTGTCAATGTCTCGCTCCCACTTCCTACGCTGGTTAGCAGCATCAAATTTGTCAGAACCTGAACTCCACTCAGTCCAGACCTTATAACCATTCTCTCCGTATGGCTTCAATGCTGTACCGACGTTAACCCAAGTCGTATAATCATCAGCATCAACATACTTGAGAGCATCACGCAAGTCATCAAATGTCTGAGCAGTGGCAATAGGTGTACCGTTTTCCTCAGTCAGAGAGTAAGTAGCAGGAGCTCTCGCTTTACTTTTAATCAAGTCAGGTAGTTGGGAAGGTTTGACAGGGTTAGACTTACTTAGAGGAGAGTTACCTACCTTCCATTTATAATCACCACTCACACCCAAAGTAGGTGCAACGCATATATAACCATGATGCTTGAGGTCTAAACCTTTATCAAGAGTTCCAGGGTAAGACATATCACTGTCAGCTTTAAATATACGATGCTCCCCACCTCCTTGAGTCTTAGCTACACATTCGGAGTGTAAAACACCGTGCTCAGCCTCTAAACGGGAGAGAGACTCCTGTCCGTCATTCTGAGGGTCAATGTCAAGCGCAATAAGACCTGAGTGTGCAAGGCTAACACCAATCCCTGCGTTGGGGTCAGTAGACCACCATTCTTTTATAGTCTCCTCATTTATAGTAGCGTCATGATGACCATGCGGTGTCAATGTAGATTGAGGATGTTTTCCTGGCTTATGGCCTGATTCATTGTTAGGTCTACCGCAACGACAATCACCATTATTATCAACAGACCAGACAGGTAGCACATACCACCCGAGTTTAGCATAAGCCAGAGCGAAGTCTAACGTGCTCGGCTCATCTTCAACAGCCCATATGTGCTTAGGAGTCTTTGCCATTTATGCTGCTCCCCGCAGACTGTTAAAATTTTCAGTAATGACATTCCAATACTTGCCATTCTTTTTAACTTTGACAGTTTTCGGGAGTTGAGCATTCTTAACTAAATATGAAACTCGGTTAGCTGGCATGGGTAAACTAACCACCATCCTACGTCTACGGAAGAACTCATGGTCTTTATCCTTGGGTGATGACGTATTTATAAACATTGTCGCGTTTATACGAGCGTTCTCGGGAGTGGAGCACGTGTAAGTCACCATCAACATCGGCTGTGAGCTGTTACGAGTACGCATAACGACAGCATTAACTTTATGCACAGGGACTTCTAACTCCGAGGCACTACCTGCAACCCTGCCTGTCATGGGATCAATAGGAAGTATGGTGGTTAGTCCTGGATACAGCGTCCTAGGCTTTTTCTCGTATGGTTTCTGAGGTTCGGTAGCGTCTACCTTCTCACCATTCTGCCTGTAGAAAGTCTCGTACATGTCAACCCCACCCAAACGGATAAGGTTACCAGCGTAGTCTAGAACCAGACAATTCTTCTTACTTTCATGAAGTCTGGTTCCCCTACCTTGAATTTGAACCCACAGACTGGAGGAAAGTGTAGGTCTCAGGCATACTATGCAATCCAAGGCAGGGAAGTCGAACCCAGTTGTTATCATATCAACTGAGCATATTACAGATATCTCACCGCTATCTAAATCAGAGAAAACTTTATTACGCTGCTCTTGATCCATGTTTCCGGTAAGAACGGCAGAACGACGAGATGTAGAAGCATTAATAAGACGTGAAGTCCAAGTGGCAGTCTGAACTGTCGGGCAGTAGACAGCTAAGTAGTTTCTGTTACCTGCTAATTGATCAAGAGAGTTGACGACAGCTTCTAACCACTCAAATGTCTGAACCTCTTCAACTTCTTTTTGCACGAAGTCACCGCTAACAGATATGTTCTGAACATCAAGTTGAATATCAGTCTCAACACCCACAAGAGGGCAGAGCCATTTATCATCAACAGCTTTAGTCACAGTGTAATTATAAGCTAAGGTGTCAAAGAAAAACTCTTCACCATTACCGTAAATGATACCATTATCCATGCGCCATGGGGTGGCAGTCATAGCAACGCGTAATGCAGAACTAAACCGACGCAGTATATTCTCATAAAGAGTCGGCTCGCCATAATTATGCGGGACTCTATGTGCTTCATCAATAATGATGAGGTCTGGGTCTTCCATCTCACTCAAGACACCATTCATGCTTTGAATAGTGCCGAATATGATAGGTTCATTGGTGTCTTTTCGGTTTAACCCAGCGCAGACTACACCAGCTCTCTCACCAGTATACTTCAAATAAGTAGCTGCGTTCTGTTTTACCAGTTGCTGAACGTGCGTAAGAATCCAGACTCGTTTACCTTCAGCCTTGTATAACTTAGCGAGTTCCGCAATAATAAGGGATTTACCAGTACCAGTTGCGAGTTGCAACACTGGGTTCTTTTTTAGTGAAAGCGCATCATATGCAGCTGATACCGCTTCGTTTTGGTAAGCTCGTAATTTCATTTCTATCCTCCGAGTTATCAGTTATCCGAATACTATAGTTTTATTTCCGTAAAAAAGCAAGTTTTATTTTTTAATACTCATCTTCATGATCGTCATCATACTCTCTATCTTCTCCCCAGTCTTTAAAATCACCTCTTTCTTCGTTATTTTCATAACCTTCATTGTACTCTTTTATTTGCTGTTCAGACATGTCTTTCATTTCAATCCGATCACTAAAACCAGTCGCACCTGTAAAATAGTGAGGTGTGTGACCTCTACGATAATAACTATCGCATGTCCCTCGGTCGTATGGACCTCCGCTTCTTGTTTTTCCCTCTGCCATATTTATCTCCTTCTAACATGAAATGATTAGCTACTTTTTTATCAGAGGTGATAACTAATATCCATCCCTCATCATCGTAAACTATATATTTGTTCCGTCTTTCTTCTAATTTCAATCTCTATTCTCATAAACCCATCTTGCCATTAAAAGTGCTTCAGCTCTATCTACGTGCTTCTTTAAATGCAACTCAGCATCAGGAAACATTTTAACAGCATGTGCTCTACACATCTCTTTATCTGATGTCAAATTGAAATGTTTCTTCCAAGCTCTAGGAGTAACATATTCCATTTCAAATCTACAGGCAGCTACACATGCTCTTGCTGTTCCAAAACTATCACCTAAACTAAAAACTGAAGACACTCCTTGTCCTGGCATTGCGTTTACCCTTTCCAAAGCAACTAATATGCCTTCATCAGCTGGTGCATACTCTCTCAATATAGTAACTAGAGCACTAGGATTGACTTCATTTTTAACAGCACCCGATCCTTTTTGAATCACTGGCATATCTTCTACATGTTTATACTTGCCATTTTCTAAAAAAGCAACTGCTCCGTATATTCCTGGATCAATCCCTATCGTTATCATCTCTAAGCTCCTTCATGCCTTCAATAATTTCTATCACAGAGTCCATAACTTCTTCAGTCTCGTAATCACCAATCTCTATTTCTATATTTATTTTTACTCTCATAATGCCTCGTACTCTTCACAAGCTGCTCTCTGATCATCAAAAGACAGAGTGTGGTTATTTAAGTTGCAGAGCCATTGACCATCAACTGTAGGCTGCGCCATTACACATGTCCTACAGTTACGTAGTGGCTCTTTAGTTCTAACACATACCTCTTTATAAGTACAGAACTTACACCCAAAACTATTTGCATCGTCACTGATACCTGCAGGTCTCATAGTGGCTTCTGTTAGTGATTTTATTCTTTTGAGTATTTTATCCTGCTCCACCTGATCAGCTTCTATAATCTCACAGTACATTTTTTCATCGTCTTTACACACTGCCAAGTAGACGCATGAAGAGAGTCCCTGAAGTTTCATAGTGATTTGAATTTGAGCATAATGTACAGGTTTACTCTTTTGCACCCCATGTTTATATAGAGCATTATAACTGGCTTTATTATGAGTCTTTATTTCTAATATGTGAGCACCATCTCTCCTTGGCACTCCTTTAATAATACCATCAAGTTTAGTTATAAAATGCCCAGTATCGTCAACACACTCATACTGCTTACCGTCATCTCTTTTTTCCCAGACGCTAAAGCCAGCTCTGCGTAAATCCTCAACCACTCGGTCTTCTTGCCAGTGACCAGTACCAAACAACCTCAGCACTCTGCCTTCAAACTCTTCTCTGTCAAATGCTCTCCAACTAAACCAAGTCTCTCTGATGCATTCATTACCTATTGAAGAAGAGCCTAGCCTACCAAGATATAACTTATCATTATTATCTTCTCTGACATAACCTTCATAGATCTTATCAATAAGTTCTAATCCTGAGGTCTCTGGTATTGATGGCATATCGCTTTCCTTTATAAAAGGAGAGAGCCTTGCGACTCTCTCCACTACATACTAGTCCCAAGGGTTAGATGGTGTATCTTTTTTCACCTCAGCTTTAGGCTCTTGCTTCTCAACAGGAGCTGCCTTAGGTACTTTAGCGATATTGTCGTAGGCATCACTCCGGAGATAACCTTTAATCTTATTGCTATCTTCGTAACCGCCAGTACCTTTCTCAATATCAACTGACGCTTCAAATGTTTTACCAATCAACACATCAGTGTCAGTTGCATCAGGCTTGTTACATGCAGTTGCCCAAGCTACCAGTTGCTGCCTCCCGATACGTTGGGCAACCTCTGACGGATTACTTACGTTAAAGTTCTCCCAGAGTAACCGCCCAGTATGTTCGCCACTCACCACCTCAAATTTTACTTTGATGTATGTACCATTACGCTTGGCTGTTTCCTTCTCCTCTGCCTCTACAGCTTGCAGCTTGTAGTTACCTTTGGGGAATGGGCGATAGTCCTGCTGAACATCTATTTCTACTTCGTCTAGATCAAATCCAAATTTAGCCATGTTGATTCTCCTTATTGCGCTATTGGAACTATTTTAGTTAGGTTTTCTATCGACATCTCAATTTCCTCAGGACAGCGATAACGATTCTTTGCCATGTAGGCTGGGTTCTCAATAAAGTGTAACAATCTTTCTCCGGTCGTTACGCCTCTATTTTTAGTATTGTTGAACCCAGCATCACTCTTGCGTATCAATACTTTGAATGCACAGAAGGCGAGGACGTCAGTCCATTCCTGCAGTAATGCATTACAACGATTAGGTAGCTTGGGTTGATACCGATCATACGGCTCTGTACGAGGGTCTTCAAATTTAGTCACTGAAGCATGAGCGACTAATACTACGTTCATGTTCTTTTTATGACGTAAATGATCTAGTCCCTGAAGTATCTCTCTAAACTCTTCAGCTACCATCATTTGCCCTTTACCATAAGCTAATTCTTTAGCATCGTGAGCGGACTCTACACTGCTTTGAATTAGAGGCTCAATCAACCAGTCTACAGTGTCAACGACTACAGTCTTGAACTCATGCTCTTCTTTGAGCAGAGTGCGGATTGATTCTACTACGTCCATGACGCTTGTAGCCTTGGGGAAACTCACGACATCTAGAGAGTCTAAACCATCTTCAGTACTGATGAAAATAGGCTTAGGAAACTCTGAAGCGAGAGTTGATTTGCCGATACCATGGCTCCCGTAAATACAAATACGAGGTGGTATCTTTTGCTTACCTTTGCGTAAGCTGTCTTGCCAGTTCTTCTCTTTTGACATTTTGATCTCCTTCTTTGGATTGAGGCAGTTGTCGACTGCCGTGGTTAAACTGGTGCACCGTTGACATCTAAGCCAAGGCTGAGCTGGTTTGTTTCAAAGTCCCACTGCTGCGGGATATAACAGAACGTATTACGATCCCAGCTGAGAATATCTATACAGTCAGTATACTCAGAAGCTACTGTCATGCAGACTCCACAGAGTGTGGGGTCACCTAGCATGAGTAAGAAGTCTCCTTCTTGCCACTCACTGAGCACTCGTCGTGCTTTACTTATCATTTCAGCAGTATCATAAGGTTTGCGAGGATTTCCAAACACAGCCAATAAATGACCATATCTTTTTGCATCTGATAAATCTTTCTTACTATCTGCTTGAACTACGTAAACTGTTTTCATATTATGCTGCATTTTTCTTCCTCTTTTTTGGAGCAGGAGCTATCAACGCCAACTCATAGTTAGTTAAATATGTGGACGCACCTACCGCCACTGCTATTTTTATAGCTTCCTTATAATACCAGTCGTAATCTAAGTCACTAGGGTGCGTTTCAAAATTTTCTACGGTCATACATGCTCTTGCCCCATCGCTCTTTGGTACTTTATTATCGTTTTTATAATACCGAATAGGCTCTACTGATTTCGTACTTTGGTACCACCTGACAACTTTACCTAAATATTTACCTTCCTGTTTACCCCCACCAGTGACGTTTCTCGCGCTTATAAAGTCCTTAAAAGGAGCAGCGTAGATAGTCTCACCCAAGGGTACTCCATGGGCTAACCACGCTCCTACAGCGTCTGAGCATACCTGAGCAGTGGGGTTCTTACGTAGGCTAAGAGGAGCATAAATACCTTTTACTTTGAGGCTCCTGTCAGGCTTAACTGCTATGTAATTATTAACGTCTTTCATCGCTAATGCTCGGTATGGTGTAAACTCAAACTCAAATTTAGAAAGCTCACTAAACTCTGCTATGACTTGATCTACTTCGACGGCTCTATGCTGATCGTATCTCACAGCTATGCCGTCAGTGTTTGCGCTTAGAGTTTCAACTCCTAACTTTTCTAACCTTTCTATTAACATTAACAGTGTCAGCTGACCAGTTAGAGTAACAGCCAGCATCAAGTCTGGAGAATACAGTACGCTGTAGCGACTCGCTAATTTACCGAATGTACCGTTCAAACTAATTTTAAGAGTCTCACTGGTAGTCTTATCACCGCTAGCTTTCGCTGCTAATCTCTCAGTATAAATCTTTTGATATTCTGCTGTAAAATCTGCACCCAAAGACTGCGGAGTAAAACCACATTTGATAATGATTGAGGGATAAAAAGAAGCTGCATCTATCTCACCCATTATTTTACCATCTGCGATGTAACACACTTTCTTGTCATGCACTGAGTGTATACCGCCTACTCCGAGTTGATATTTACCCACTCCATGAGAAACGATCTCTTTACCCAAAAACTCTGGCAATATGACATGACCAGTCTTTTGATTCATAAAGAACACATGTGAGGTTATTTTTTCCAACAGCTCTTTGAGCGCATCACTCTCAAAACTGAGGAAAGCAGGAGGGATATACTTTATAGTCTTAGGTATAGTATTTTCTTTCTTTTTCAAACCCATGCTTTTAATGTAAGCCTGTTCAGCCATTTGAGAGTCTGACTTACTCCTGAGGTCAACACCATACCTACGACTCATCTCAACTCTCAACATTATCTCAGACTCTAACATACTTAAGAGTCTTTCAGTAGTGTCAACATCATTGTGACAATAATCAAGTATCTGCTGCTCTTCATGAGGTTTCACAATTGTGCCATGAGCTAGGGGCATATCTTGCAAAGTAGGCATGTGCATTCTTGAACCATATGCCTTCAGTCCCACAAAAGACGGAGCGACCTCGATTAGATCTATATGATCTTTAAGATGCTTACGTAAATGAAACTTCTTATATGCCTCCCAGTATGGCGTCCTATTAACAATCAGATCATCTGCTATTCTTTTTATTTCCAACTCTGACCTGCCCGCACAAAATGCTGAAACGATTACATCATCAAAATAAATAGAATTAAACCCAACAAAAGTTTTATTATCTGTTGCTATAAAGTAACGCAGTTTTTCTACCGCATCCTGTTCATGACGCCATATATCAAACCACTCCCCTGTCTCAATGCACTTAGCACTGAGCAGGGTACGGTTCGGTAACGTCTCGGTGTCAAATACCCACGTACTCATTTGTCGTAAGGATCCTTATAATCGCTATCAAACTGTTTGTAGCGTAGATCTCCTCTGTACAGGTCGGGATCTTGATTAACATAATGACCAGACGCCTCTTGATCTTGATGCTTAGCCGTTTCAATCTCAATCAACTTATCAATAAAATGTTTAGCTTTATTGAGATCTTGAATAGTATAGAATGGCTGTTTAGCTTTGAGGTAGCATCGCTCAATATACTTAGTAGCGCAAGCCTGGAAATAGTTAAGACCGAGCCTAGACACCCTGTCCCAGTGCTCCTCACCACCAGTCTCAGACTTATAATGATTGCCGCCAATCTGAGTCTTATTCACTTTACTTGTCATTAATCATCTCCTCAATAACATCAAATAACAATCTCTCGCGACCTTTAAGAACCATCTGCCGAGCATAAGACATGTAAGTGTCAAAGATCTTTTTTAGTTTAGTGTTCCCTAGGTTAACCTCAGTGGCACAGAAAATAGCTCCTGAAGCAATGTCAGCTAACTTAAGTGTTCTTTTATCTTTATCGCTTAGACTCGGGAACACCACACCTGCTTCACGCATAAGACTCTCCTCTAGGTCACTAACTTGAGAA